CAACGAAGCGACCAGCGTTGTCGGTTCCTGAAAACTTACGCTTGATTTGACGCTCAATATCCCCCTGTTCTTCGGGGGTCGGGATGCCGTTGTTAAAGTTTATCAAGTATCCCCCCCAAAAGTTGTTGCGGAGGTTGTTGTTGTGGAAGTTGGCGACCTGTACGTCTGCCTCAATCCACGCATTCCCTCCGATGTATTCGGGTAGAGGATAGTGCTTCACGCCTGCTGCGTACACACGATAGTAGAACAACTGCTTACCGAGGCGGTTCTCCGGGTCGAATGCCGGTATCTTCTCGATGTCCCCGACCTTCGGGAAGAGTTGCATCATGTCGTCGTTGTACCAGTCAGCGACTTGGAACATCTTCTCCTCCTTGTCCACACGGATTTTCTCAAACGGGACGTGCTCCATCTTGGCGATGGTCCCAAGTTTGGACCAAGTAACCGCAACCGCAAAGCCGTTGAAAATCTCTAAGTCCAAGACCAGTTTCTCGGTAATGTCGTTGAGGTCCTCCGTGCTTGACATTCCATCGAAGAACTTGATGAACCGGGCTTGTTGTTCTACGGTCAAGTCATCGCCTGCCTGCCATCCACCGCCCATGATGTAGTTCACCTTGCCGTTGACGATAGCGTTGTGCTTGGACGACCTGCGATAGTTGTCAAGAAGGTAGTAGGGGTATTCATTCGCAAAGCCGTAAGTGATGTATTTGCCGGACCTGTTCTCCAGCATTACAGGGACCTTATGCTCTATCCCCAACCATTGGGTGAAGTGCTGCGTTGACTTGCTCATAGGGTATGGGCGGTAAATGAAAGGGCTGAAATCGTGATACTTGTACCGCTATCGATTGCGTTGATGTAGATGGTGAACTCATCGTTGACCGCACCCGTAACGTAAGCCTCCGTATAAATCGCATGGCCGTTCGTGTGAGCCGTTGTGATGTCAGTCATTGACTGGTCAATCGTTGTGCCGTTCTTGGCGATGTAAACCTTGATTTGGTTGTTGTTGCCCTGCGCCAAGACCATGGACGCAGCGATGCGAAGGGTTGCCCCTGTTGTGCCTGTGTAGGTCAGCGATGTCGTGGTCCTTGAAAAATTGTAGGTTGACAATAAACCGCTTTTGAGCGGGGTTGTCAACTTAACGGCCTGCCCCTGCGTCGGGGTAAAGTTTTTGGTTTCGTCAAGGTAAAGGTTCGCAAAGCCCCGTTCCCGGTCAAGCGTTGCGGTGTCTGCAAGGTCGTCGAATAGACCGCCCACACGGGATGCGGTGTTGGCCCCGGCAGCGGTTTCGTTGGTGATGGTTAAGGCGCTCGCTTGGAGTTGGCTTCGTGTTTGTACGCTCATGCGAAGGTTTGGTCAAAGGTTGAATCGAATACCCTCACGCTGGATGCGAGGAAGGTGTTGTAAGTGATTGTGTTTGCGTAGGTATTGAAGCCTATCGTTGCGGTTTGTAGAAAAGCCAAGCCCGTTTCAACGACCGCCAAAGCAGCGGCAACCGTGCTATTGGTATCGTAAACTTCATACTTATACGAGCCTGTTTCAAGCGACCCCACGGCAAGCGAAAATTGGTCATAGCGGTTGGTATAGTTGGAAAGGTTGGCAGATTTCAGCAGGGTGAAGTCGGTCGTGGTGTTCTTGGCAATGCTCGTGAGTCGCAAGATGTAGCGGTCCCCCGTGCTGGAACGCTCGGTCCAAGTAACCGTCAGGGTGTTGGTCGTGTCAGGGTTCAGGTAAAGCATCTGCTTGTAAATGTGCGATGCCCCCGAATTTCACAATTTGCGCCCAATCTGCCTGTATAGTTCGGCCCGCTTCTTGGCGGTTTCGACCACGTTGAACTGCTTTTTGATGTCCCTTGTGAGGTTGTCAGCCAAGCCCTTACGCAGGTCGGGGTCAAGAATCAACTGCTTGATGTACTTGTACCAGTCCTTCGGTTTGTTGTAAGGAACGAGAAACCCGTTCTCTCCGTGTCGGATGACATCGGTGTAGGGGATGGTTTCGGATGCGATAATCGCCTTGTTCATCCAGCCCGCTTCGACGACCTTCAACTCGGACTTGAGTTTGTTGAACTTGGTGTCCCGGAGCGGTGCAAGCGTTACGTTCACGAAATTGTAGCCTCCGACGTAGGAGTAAATATCCGCTGCTTGAATGCGTCCGTAGTTCGGGTTGTTGCCTTGGTCGCTGATGATTTTCTCGTAGCCCTCGTAAACGGGGTTGTTGTCGTTCCATCCTCCGAGATAGAGGCGGTACTTGCCGTCAAGGTTTGCGTCCCATCGTAACTTCTGCATCCCCTCACGGAGCAGTTCCATGTCCTCGCCATGCTGCGCACCTCCAAACCAACCGAACTTGACGAGGTGCTTGTCGGGTTCTTCCTCCGGGTTGGGAATGAATTGCTGATACGCTTCGTACGGCTCATTCTGCAATATGCTCACATTCGCATTTAGAGGCCGTATGCGGGCAGCAAGATGCTCGGTGGTACAGGTAACCCAATCAGCCAATTTGATGTGCTTGCGGATGACCTCTGCGAGTTTGGTTTGGTGATAGTGGCGGTACATGATGTGGCCCGATTCAAGCACCCAATAATCGTCCAAGTCAAGGATGACTTTCGCCCCAAATTGGGTCAGGGCTTTGTAAACGTTCTCCACCTGCTCCATAGTTCCCTGACACCAAAGCCGGCTGAACAGGAACAGGTCTATCGAACGAAGCCCCTCGTCGCTGATGGTCGTGATATTCTCAACGCAGACGTAATCGAACTCCGGGTAGTTGTCGCCCAAGTATGCGTTCGGCATTTCAAGGCGGTAGTAACTGCACCCGGTTGGATGGGCGTTGTAAACGATGCAAATCTTCATGGGGTAAAAATAAGAAGGGCAGCCATTGCTGACTGCCCTCCCAAACCTCAGATGATGAAAACCTAAGTCAAAGATACTACGAACCGAGTATCTGTGCAGTCGATGGTGAAAAGACTGTGGATGCAATCAGGAACATCGGGTCAGGCTCCATCCCGGTCAAGGTCAATTCGTATCCGCTGCGGTCCCCGAACGCAGTACCAGTTCCAGCGGTTCCAGCGGTTGCTTCCAATCCGTTGGCAGAGCCTAACAACCAGTAGCGGTTGTTGTTGTCTTGGACGATGACGATGACTCGGTTGCGTACCAGCAAGCGGAGTTCGTTGCGGACTGCGACTTGCAGTTTGTTGATCGTGAATGTTACTTCGGGGGTGTAATAAACCGAGCCGTTCTCGATGCTCGCATTCAAGGTTTCAGTCAAAGAGGACGTAGCCTTGGTCAAGTCATACTCAAAGAACCCACCCGAAGCGTACCCAGTGAAGCCTGTAACCGCACCTGAAAGGTTGGCATTGCAGGACCCCGTTGGGATGAAGGATTGGACGTAAATTGTTTTGATTCCACCTACGGAATCACGGCAGCCAAGGGCGTAGCCAGTTGTTAAGGAGCAGGACATATGTGTGTTTTGGTTTTAAGTTTCAAGAGAACAAAAAAGTGAGGGGAGGTTTCCCTCCCCCCTACACATTAGGTCAAGCGGAAGTCAACAATCAGGTCGGGGTAAGCGATTTGGACACCTGCTTTGAAGGCTGCTTGGAAGCGAACTTCGTCGTTGTCTTTGCTGAACCAGATTGAGAATTGCTCCTCGTCGGAAAGCAAGTCGGTTCCGTAGAAGAAGTTACCGAGGTAAGACGAAACGATGCGGTTAGTTCCAGTCAAGCCGGGGACTGCAATGACACGGACGTTTGTGCCGGGATACATAATGTCCCCGTCAGCAAGGCCAGCCAAGTCAACTTGGTTGTACAGGACGTTAGCGGTTGATTTGAACGCACCAAGCAACGTACGGAAGTTGTCCCAACCACAGAAGATTACGAGGTCAGTCTTGGTCAAGATGGCCTGTGGAATTTGGTTGTAGATGCCGTCGAAGATGGCGATGGCGTTGCCTGTGGTGATACCAACGGAGGCAGAAACCGCACCAGTGTTGCCGCTGATCGTAGAACCCGATGCAGCGTTCAAGAGTTGGTTAACACCTGAAAAGTAGGTGTTGCCCTTCCAGATTGCGTTCTCCAAAGCCTCAGCGATGCGGAGAGCCTTCTGCTCGGAGAAAGCCTGCTCGAAAGGAACACTGTCGTAGGTAGAGCCAGCGGTCAACTGGGTCTGCATCCAGTATTGCTCCAAGGCGCGAGGACACAAGGTTTCTTGAACCTTCATACGGCCAACGGTGATGTTGCGTTGTGTGAACGCAGTCGTGCCTGAAGTTGTGTAACCGCAAGCATCACCGCTCTGCAATTGTGCATCGGTGTCCATGAGGTTGAGAGCAGCAGCGAACTTGATGCCCACCTGCTTGGTGAACAGGGCTGCTGAACGGGCCGAGAACACGGCCTTGGTGATGAGAGGAAGCCTCTCTTGGTCGGTGTAGGAGGTTAATCCTGTGAACGAATATGCCATGGTTAGTGGTGGGGGTTTAGGGGTTTAGTTTTTTTTGAGTGATTGGAGTGCTTGTGCGAGTGCGTTGAAGTTCTGCGAGGCTTGAGCCTTGCGTTGCTCAACGATTGCGGAACCGCTGGCCTTGGGGGCTTCGGCAGGGAGTTCGCTGACTTTCTCAACGATGTCGGCCATGGTTTCAACCTGCGATGCGAATGCAGACATTTTCTCCTTCATCTTGCCCATTTCAGCGTATGCTGCTTTGAGTTCTTCCATGATCGCTCCAAGGTGCTTGGCAACGATGGCCTCGACAACTTCGGGGGTCATGGCAGGATAGGCTTCTTTGATTTCCTCGGTTACCTCAACGGCTACTTCGGGGGTAATTTCAGCAGCAACAGGCAAGGCTTCGATTTCGGGGGTTGCTACTTCGGCAGCAATAACCTCAACGATTTTGCCTCCTTCGGTCTTGATCGTGCCAACGCCTTCAACGACGTGCTCGCCATCGGGAGCAGGGAGTGTGCCTTCTTCGGCAACGACGTAAACGGCAGTCCCGGCAACGAGGTCGCCGTCAACACGGACAACCGTGCCATCGGTCAACTTGTAGTCAGCAAAGGACTGCTTTTGGGTGCTGAATTTGCGGAGTTCAGTCCGCAGGGATTCGATTGCGTTTTTGAGATTCATAGTTAGTGGGATTTGTAGGTGGGGGTTAATTGTTGCAAAAAAGCGGTTAATTCGTCAGCAAGGCCAGCGAGTGCGACCTCCAGTTCGGATTCGGTCTTGTCCATCCCGAAGAGGCCCTCAACGGAGAAACCCCGGAACAGGTTGCGGTTGTCCCACACCTCGTCGTTCTCTACTTTGAAGGAACCGAACCAAGAGCCGTCGGGGGTGTCCTCGTAGCCCTTGGGTGGCATGATGCCACGCTCGGCATCGGTTATAAATGACTCGAACATGAACACGCCATCCAGTTCTGCGTTGTGGTAAGCGTTGACGTTGTGCTGGTTGCCTTGCTTGAAATACTTTTGGACTATCTTGCGGATGGTGGCTTTGTCAAAGACGACGTAGTACTCGCCATAAGTTTCGTCCTTCCTAAAGATGGGTGTGTCTGCAAGCATGAGAGGGCCAGTAAGCACTCTCCGTTCGCCTGTTTCGGTGAACTTTTGTGGTGTCTTTGCGAAGGCTTGGAATGGCCGTTCAATCGCTGGCATATCGGTCAGGGCCACGAATTGGACCCCTTCATCCACCTCGTCCACGGTCATTCGGTATATGGGTAGTTCCATAGTGGTAAATGTCCTACGCCCCCAAAGTTGCAAATTCCTCCAACCTCCGAACCCTGCGAGTGCTTTGGGTGATGTCCCGTTCCACGACATAGGCTCGCATAGGCGATGATCCTTGACCTTGGCCTTGACCGAAGCCCGACAGGTCGGTAACGTTCGGGTTTGCGAAGATTGCCGGGGATGCTGCTGCACCCGGTGCGCCAGCACCTGCTGCTCCTGCTGGAACACCACCGCTATCCCCTCCGCCTGTAATGGCTTTGGCTCCTTGGATGCCAGCAGCGGTAATCGCTGCGATGCGTAGCCCTGCCCGAATCTTTGAAAGCGTGTTGTAGGCCTTGAGTTGTGCGACCCCTGCTGCTCCTGCGGTTATAGCATTGGCCGGGTTTGCTGCTGCGATGACCGCATTCGCTGCCATCTCTTTTTGCAGGTTGACGATGACATTGGCAATAGCAAGACCTTTCTCCAAGGCCAAGGCAGCAAGAGCAAGTCCCTTGCTTTCATTGCCAAAGGACTGCAAGATGCTTTGAACGGATTGCAATGAGTCAACCGTTACTTGCTTTTTGAACTCGGCCAAGGCCAGTTCGTTGGCCTTCATATCCTCGTTGAACTTGATGCGTCGCTCCATCTCGGTCTGCACCGCTTGGGCGTTCAAAGCGTCCTGCTTGGCGTTTTGGTCAGCGGTAATCTGCACCAAAGCGTCAGCCGTTGTCTTGGCTTGCAGTACTTCGGTTTCGGCCATGATAGCCCTTGACCGAGCCTGCTCTTCCATCATTAACCTTCGAGCCTCTGCGGTCTTCCTGTCATCTTCTTCACGCTTCTTGTTGGCCTGAATCTGCGCCTCGGTGTGGGCTTCGTATGCGTCCCGGTAATTGGAGAGGGCTGCTTCTTCACGCAACAACGCCTGCTCCCTCGCCTTGGCGGCAATGGCTGGGTCGGGTAGGTTCAAGAACCTGCGGACCGCTGCGGTGAGTTCGTCCCACTTGGCGACCAAAAGCCCTACGGCTGCGATGGCTGCACCGATACCCGTTGCAAGGAGGGCGATTCTAAACGCCTTCATCGCCCCCGTACTCGCACCGACTGCGGTTGCGTAGAGTGCCTGTGCTGCTGCCTGCCCTTGGGTGATTAGAATAGAATCCTTGTTGAGCAAATTAGCAACCTGCTGCACTCCAGTAGCGAGAGCCATGGCCCCTTGGACCTTGAGTAACGATTTCTGCAAGTCCTCGTTCTCGGACCCGAACAACGCTGCTGCACCTTGGGCGATTTGGAACCCTGCCGTTATCCCCTGCACCGCTGAAACAACGGTGTCAATTCTTACGGTGTCGCTTGCAAGGGTCTTGATTCGCTGCGAGGTGTCCCCGATTTGGTCTTTGAGTTTCCCTGCCTCGGCCTCCATTTGCTTGAAAGCCTTCGTGCCTTCTTGCCCGGCCAAAGACATATCAATGAGCGTCTTTTGGAGTTCACGCAGACGCTGCTTCGCACTCGTCGTGCCTTGTG